TGGTAAGTTTGACAAGCGCATGATCGCGGCGATGGTTCTGGCAGCTTTTGAGGTCATTACGAACATATATCGCGAGGCTGGATTCTCCCCTGAGGAGTGTCTCGAGATAATGTGTATCGGTCATGACACAGCCTTCCCAGTCACCAACATGAGTGGCGATTTAACTGAGTTTTATGGGACCAACCCATCAGGACATCCACTCACAGTGATCGTGAACTCCATCGTCAACAGTCTTTACATGCGATATGCTTACTGCAAACTGAACCCGACATCGGAAACGTGCTGGGATTTCAAGACTTTTGTCAGTTTGATGACGTATGGTGATGACAATGGTATGGGAGTTTCGAAGCTCATCCGGTGGTTTAACCACACCGCGATCCAGAAGGAGTTGGCCAAGATTGGTGTTGAGTACACCATGGCCGACAAAACGGCTGAATCGGTCCCTTATATTCACATTCGGGATTTTTCATTTCTCAAGCGTAAGTGGCGGTATGAGCCCCAGTTGGGGTTTTATGCCTGCCCTCTTGAGGAAGATTCGATTCACAAATCCCTGACCATGTGGGTTCCCTCGTCGAGCCCGCTTATGGATAAGTACAAGCAAATGGTTGCCGTTGTTTCGGCAGCCAACAGCGAGTACTTTTTCCATGGCCAGGAAGTCTTTGAGAAGCATCACGCTTTTTTCAAGGAAGTGCTTAGTGAAGAGCCATACTGTCTTTACGTCACTGAAGCGACGCTCCCTGGGTGGGAGACTCTCTGTGAGAGATTCAGGGACGCATCCAGTGAATTTGAAGACATTAAACCCGAGTTCCCACCAGCGACAGTAGGCGTCGGCGCGTCTGCTGTTGTCAATTCAATCGTCTAACAATACAACAATGGAAACGGGTGTTTCCGGCTCCCAATCAGCCGGACCGTCGCAGGGTGGAGTGAATCACGCTGCGAGGGATGAAAATTCACAAAACAACGTTGTCGAGACAACATCGTTCATCGAGGAGCCACAAGAGTACGTGGTCGCACAAGATACGACCAACTCTATAGCCGATGTGGATGATACACCAGATTTAGCTCTGGGCGATTTTTTGTCCCGACCCCTCACGATCAGCTCATTCAATTGGGCTACTACAGATCCTGTGGGTGTTCTGCAATCACTAGATCCATGGCAACTGTTCATCAACAACGATGTGGTTAAGCGTAAATTAAACAATTATGCTTTCCTGAGGGCGAAATTGCACGTGAAAGTTATCATTAATGCGACGCCATTTCAATATGGTATGTTGCGTTGTGTGTACAATCCGTTATTTAAATTGACCCCCGACCGCATTTGCGTAACTGCGGGAGCTGAACAGATGGCACTCACGCCATTCTCCCAATTGCCAGGGTTCTATGTTGAACCGCAGACCAATATGGGTGGACAGATTGAATGTCCATTCATTCGACACACGAACTGGCTCGACATCACCAGTAATTCGGATGTGACCAATATGGGTACCATTCGTTTCGTTGTGTTTACCCCTCTTCAGGTGGCTTTACCGACAGTACCCACATCAATTAGTGTACGTGTGGTTGCATGGATGACCGATGTGAAGGTCATGGCGACTACGCGAAAGCTAGTACTGCAGGCGGACGAATATGAGGAGACTAACGGAGCGATTTCGCGACCAGCAACTGCTGTAGCAAATTTTGCCTCGTACTTGACTCATGTCCCGGTTATAGGGCGCTTTGCCCGAGCCACTCAGATTGGTGCATCTGCCGTAGCGAAAGTAGCTGCGATCTTTGGGTTTACAAATGTACCCAATATTTCAGATGTAGCACCGATCTACCAAATGTCGGCCCCTCATCTGGCCACGGCGGAGATTTCCGTTCCGTACCAGAAGCTTGCTTTGGATCCGAAGACTGAACTCAGTATCGATCCTCATCCACACACAGGTGGCTCTGAGGACGAGCTCGCAATATCATATATTAAGAAGCGAGAGTCGTATTTCGGATCAACAAGTTGGTCGACATCAGATTCTATTGGAACTCAGGTTTTCAACGTCAGAGTGAATCCCGTCGTGTTGAACTCGCTGGCTTTGGCCAACGGTGAAACTACAGTGGGATATCGCTACTATAATACATGGTTGTCACACTTGTCAAACATGTTTGAGAACTGGCGGGGAACCATTAAGATCCGTATGAAGGTGGTACGAACGAAGTATCATCGAGGACGCCTGAAGATTCAGTGGGATCCTCTCTTCAATATCACAACCGATGAACCCACCTTAAATGAGGTGTATACAAAGATTATTGATATTGGAGATGAAGATGACGTCACTTTCACAATTCCGTACCATCAGGCACGGGCGTGGTTGACTGTCCACAAGAACTCTACGTCTCTGAACTGGAGTCCTGGGAACAATCTTGCTCCCAACTCAGAAGTTCATAACGGCGTGATGACAGTGCGTGTGTATAACACTCTGGAGGCACCGAATGCAGGTTCCATCAGTCTACTGTTTTACATCAGCGCTGGGGACGATTTTGAGTTCAACAATCCTTCTGGCTTTATCACACCGGGTACGGTGGGAGCTGATATCCCTGTTCCCTCAATGTTTGCTTTGCAATCAGAGGAAGTCATGGGCGAGCTCTCCAAACCTTCTCCGGATAGGTATGGTCAGAATTATGGTGAAGCTGTTCTTTCTTTGCGGAAAGTCGCTCGACGAGCTGTTATTTTAGATACAGTCCAACTTCCACCTGGGAATCCCAATGCCACCAATGTTTATCGCAAAGGTGTGATTCGGATGCCCTACTGTCCAGGTTACAATACCAGCTATACAACATCAGCTGCAAGAGTTATTGGTGCCGGTAACACCGGTTATGCCTTTAACACTATGCATCCCCTGTTGTGGATTGCAAGTATGTACTTAGGATATCGTGGAGGTGTAAATTGCACTATGACAGTTAATAGTCCCAAGGTCAAATCGGATGACATTCGTGTTGTCCGAGTTACAGACACGGCGGGAGTTACGTCGAGTAACCGCTTTATCCAGTTGGCTACCAGTATTCCAGGTGCAGCTTCAGTTTCGACTAAGATGCACGAGTTGAATATTAACTGGTTTCAGCGATCTGGAGCTGCCGGTTATGCCTTGACCTCCGCAAGTGCTTCGCCATCACTGCAGTTCACGCTGCCTCACATCAG